CTGGGATCAAAGTTCAGATTGGCATACTTAAGAAAGTCACGAGGGATCTTCAAATCAGCAAAGTCAAAAATAGTTTTGACAGTTGCTTGATGGTTCTCGTGACAATTCATAGTCTTAAGTAAAACCAAATTCCGGTACTCAGTATAGCCAAAGTCTACTCCACCCTTGAGAAAGTTCTGAAGGAAAAGGTCATCGATCTGTTTTTGCAAATCGTTCCTAATCCGACGATCCTTACAAGGAATTTGTAGACTGTGAAGAAAGGAAATCGACGGAAGATTCACCAGATCCTGTTCAAACAGGAGATCCCTTAATTGGGGGTGAGTCATACATCGTTTTCGGGTCTTCTCCAGGTCCTGAGGTCGTAAGAAATCTTCATGATATTCTATCGAACTAACAGGATTAAGGAAAGTTTCCATTCTTTCTTCAAATTCGGCTATTACTTTTTTCTCTAGACTGAGATATGGAATTGAGATACAGTCCTTTTTGGGACTGATCCGATCAAATAGATCGTGGATATAGCATAACTTAGCAGTTCTTTGGGATTTCTTACTCTTCTGAGTAAAATTTCCCCACGAGAAAGAAAGTCCTCCGTGTGAAACGGGGACATTCAAGTCTCGGACAGTTCGGCTTAGTTTAGCTCGATTCACCGTCTTAAAGAGGTCTTGGACCTCTTGAGACGGTGTATCACCCATCATCAATTCCAAATCTCGCACGCATTCACCAAGGACTTGAGCACGTCTATCTAAGACTCTCTGCTTCCCAGAATCCACAACGGTTCCTTCAACAATCAATTGAGAGTTGATGGTTCCAAATCGTGGATGAATATAGTTTTTCCCAAGGGAGAGATCAAGACCAAATTCATGGACTTGTTCTTTCCAAATAGGATAGACTTTTTCTGGGGCCCTCATCAGGATATCATCTCCATTGATTAAATATTTCTCTGGAGAGAGACCTGAAAAGGAAGCAGTACAGTCATTCAATAGACAAAGCAGCGGGAACGATAGGAGGGAACCCATTAATTGACCTGATTCTTGAAGAATCGGATCAAGGGAACCCTCGGGAGCAATCTCTACAAATCTTTTGGGATAAACCAATAGATGAGGAGAAACTTCCTTCAGAGCCCACCTACGGGTAGGCTCATGATCTATACTTTCCAGGATACCATCGAGTAAGGCTTTCGAAGCCTCAATATCGAAGGAATCCGTTGCTGCTGTGTAGTCACCTGAAATCCAAACATCTCCTTTAACCGATTTATCGTAGATCCGCTCTATAGCGGCTTCGAGACGGTTAGTTCCATGAGTTAAGCAGAACTGGGGTTCATCACCCAGTGCTAACCACATGGCACGTTGGAGAGGTTTGAGACAGAAGGTATCTCCTTCTCCAGCTGTAATCGTTCTTACCTTGAGTGGTTCCGTAATTGGTTCCACTCTTACGGGAAGAGGAGCAGCTGGAGGATAGGCCGGAAACTCAAGAGTTTGAGTTACGGGCTTAGGAGTTGGTAAGGGGAAACCAGTAGATTCATCGATTCCTGATTGATCTAATAGATCTTTCAGAGAGTCGATATTACTACTGGTTGTCCCTTGCAAAACCTTCTGTACCCAGGTATGGCGAATGTTCTCGTGGTAGGCCTTTCTTGCCTGAAATTGCTTGACAAGAGCCGGAAAATCTATAAAGGGTTCCCATAAATTGGAACCCCCTGTAGAATCAAATTCCGGTTTAACCCGATAGAACTTAGATGGATCAAGTGAACTCTGAAATTTTTCAGGAGTTAACTGACTCATCATAAGGTTCTCCCTTCTAATCCAAGAAGGAGGCTCCTTTAATTTAAACAGGAGACCTCTTTCCACATGGAGAGGGAAGTGAAAACGTCTCCAAAAGGAGACGTCATCAATTATAGGGTTATTCTTATCATAAGCATAGACAAGAGGAGCACCAAAATGTAGATTCGAAGTGGCAATAACAATCGGAGAACAGAATTTCTGTCCTTTTTCCGAAAGTTCTGCCATTGGAAGGACATAAGGACAACAAGAAACAAGGGTCTGAAATTCTTTGATATCAGATCCATCAGTTGCTTGACCTAAGTCATCAAAGATGACAATAGGTTGTCCGTTGTATCCATCCCAATGATCTACATGACAAGTTCTCTGATAGACTAATTGAGTTGAAGAGAGATTGGGATAAAGATCGGAAAAGTGAGAAATAATCTCATTTATCCGAACTGATTTTCCCATTCCGGGTTGGCCGAATAGGCCAATCACGAAAGGTTCCATCCGATCATCTGGATTTTCCATATTAGTGGAAGTTCCAAAACGATTGTGATAGACCAAATCTCCCTTTACTCCACCAGTCTGTCGTGAAAAAGAAAAGGTAGCCTTGTTAGTAGGATAAAACCCTT